GCGCTCAACGGTACGAAGCCATTGAAAGACGCCTAGAGGACGGCAGCAAGCGCATGACGCGCATTGAGCATCTGCTGTACATCACCATTGCTGCTGTCTTTCTAGGGCCGGGCGTTGCGGCACTGTTCCTGAAGAATCTGCTTGGACTCTGATGGAACCGATTACCGGCATTCTTGCGGCAGTCTCAGCAGCGAATGCCGCCTTCGGTGCAGTCAAGAAACTTGTTGCCACGGGCCGCGAGATTCAAGACGTTGCCGGTCAGATCGGTAAATGGTACGGGGCGTTTGGGGACTTCAATCGCCTCGCCACCGAGAAGGCCAACAAGAAGCCTTCGGTCTTTAAGCGACTGCTGCACGACGACAGCATTGAGCAGGAAGCCTTGCAGATCACGATGCACAAGCAGGCGCTGATCAAACAGGAGTACGAACTCAAGATTCTGATCGTCGCTCACTACGGTGAGAACGTCTACAACGAAATGATCATGGAGCGCATCCGACTCAAAAAGGAGCGCGAGAAGAAAGACCGAGAGCATCGGCTTCGGCAGCAGGAATTCATCCTCAACGCCAAGTACGGTGCAGGCATCGCCTTCCTCGCGGTCGCTTTGATTGGGTTGGGCTACTACATCATCGGCAAGGTGCAGCAATGAGTTTTAGAAAGCCGCCGGAAGGCGCAAGCCGTTCAGAGAGGGAAGCCCATGTCAAGGCTCTTGCTGCGGTTTCTATTAGCCTGCTTGCTTTACTCCTTGCTGTTACAAATTACTTTGCCGGAAGGAACTCCTCTGCGGTTCTTAACGGAACCATAGAGTCGAACAACCTGTGGGCGTGGTATCAGGCCAAGAACGTCCGGGCGACCATCTACGAAGTCACCAACCACGAACAGAAGGCCGTCAAGCAACGCGCCGACATGGATGAGATTATGGAAAAGGCCCGCGCTGCTGAAGCCAAGCGCGACGCTGCCAAGGCCAAGTCTTCGTACTACTCCTACTCCGGCATGGCGCTGCAACTGGCCATCGTCCTATCCTCTGCGGCCATCCTTGCCGTCACCCTGAGCCTGTTCTATGCCTCCATCGGCGTAGGCGCAGCCGGAGTAATTCTTTTCCTTGTGGCCTTGGGAGCCTAATATGTTTGAAATGCTTGGCGGTGGTTTACTCGGCTCAGTTTTCGGCGGTCTATTCCGGCTTGCCCCTGAAGTCCTGAAGTTCATGGACAAGGGCAATGAGCGCAAGCACGAACTATCCATGTTCACGCTTCAGACCGACCTTGAGAAGATGCGCGGTCAGTTCAAGATGGAAGAGCGATACGTTGACTACAGCGTCAACCAACTCGACGCCATCAAGGAAGCCTTTAAAGAACAAGCCACAACCGCTAAAGAGGCGGGATGGTTCGTAGCGGCTGTCTCTGCGCTCGTGCGACCCGGCATCACTTGGGCGTTGTTCTTCATGTATGCCACCGTCAAGGCGGCGGCAATCTACATGGCATTCAAGTCAGGCGGGCATTGGTCTGAGGTCATCACCCGTGTATGGGATGCCGACGACTTCGCCATGCTGAATATGTGCCTGACCTTTTGGTTCGTCGGAAGAAGCATTGAGAAGTATCAGAAGTGACTTCCGAAGCTATCAAGATCGCTCGGGAAACACTGTGCAAACCCTTTGAGGGTTACGCCAAACGCTTGCCTGACGGGTCTTGCAAAGCCTATCCCGACCCCGGCACAGGCGGGCATCCTTGGACGATTGGATGGGGCAGCACCGGACCCGAGGTAACGCCTGACACGGTGTGGACTGAGGCGCAGGCGCAGGAATCGCTAGACAATCATTTGCTGCACTTCTGCGCGGGGGTGCTGAAGCTGTCCCCGATCCTTCTAAAGCAACCCGCACGCAGGCTTGCGGCTATCATCTCTTTCGCGTACAACTGCGGTCTAGGCAACTACCGCATCTCGACACTCAAGAAGCGCGTAGATGCTCAAGATTGGTCGGGAGCGCAAGAAGAAATCGTAAAGTGGAATAAGGCCGCAGGCAGGGTTATGAAAGGGCTAACCCTTCGGCGGCAAGCTGAAGCTGCCCTTTTAGGATAAGACAAGATGAAAATTGCGGTCTATGCGATCAGCAAAAATGAAGAACAGTTTGTAGAACGATTCTGCGCGTCAGCTAAGGACGCTGATTTGATCCTGATTGCCGACACCGGCTCTGAGGACAACACCGCAGTCAAAGCTGCCGAGTGTGGCGCTACGGTCTACGACATTTGCATTACCCCTTGGCGCTTTGACAAGGCGCGGGACGCGGCCCTAGCCCTGATCCCTCGGGACATTGATATCTGCATCAGTCTCGACCTAGACGAAGTGCTAGAGCCGGGATGGCGAGAGGAAATCGAACGGGTGTGGGAGTTGGGCAAGACTACCCGGCTGCGCTATATGTTCGACTGGGGCCACAACATCCGGTTCAAGTACGAAAAGATTCATGCTCGCCACGGCTATCGGTGGCACCACCCGGTCCACGAATACCCGGTGCCCGACAACCGGATCACAGAAGTCTATGCCGACACCGACCGATTGCTTGTCAGTCACCACCCCGACCCGACCAAGAGCCGTGGACAGTATCTCCCGCTGCTTAGGATGGCAGTTGCTGAAGACCCTCGCTGCCCTCGGAATGCTTTTTACTTTGCTCGGGAATTGACGTTCTATCGCTTGTGGGATGAAGCGATAGACAGGCTCAATCACTACCTAAAGATGCCCGAGGCGACTTGGCAAAACGAACGCTGCTACGCGATGCGCCTGCTGTCGGAAGCCTACCAAGCTAAAGGTGACTTCTACGCGGCAATGAGTTGGGCGAGAAGGGCTACGGCTGAAGCTCCCTACACGCGGGAGCCGTGGGTGCGGGTGGCTGAGTTGGCCTATGCCTTCAACAATTGGCCGGATTGCTACGCGGCCTGCCGCGCTGCCCTCGACATCAAGGACAAGGCCGCTGTGTACACAATGGACCCGTCAGTGTGGACAGAGAAACCTCACGACTACCTGAGCATCGCGGCATGGCATCTTGGCATGAAAGCAGAAGCTCTTGAGCATTGCAAAAAAGCCTTGGAATTTGCGCCAAGTGATGAGCGCATCAAGGCCAATCTCGCTATGATGGAAGCGTAGTTGCTAATGTCTCCTCTCCCGAGTTTGAGGGCATTCTCGGGTTAGCCCCCCTTAGCGGGGGCTTTCTTTTGCCACTCGGACAGGATCACTCGCTCAAGGTACTTGCGGCCTGCAATCCCTCGGTGTTCCTCCACACCGCGAAGATACTCCCGACGCTCTGCAAGGGGTTTGGACAGGACGTAGCGGGCTTCGCACTCGGCACGAAATTGCTCAGACGCACGATAGTCTCGGTCTGTCCGGGCTTCTGACGGGTCAAGACCTTGTGTTTGTTCTTGCACATTCGCGACCTTCTTGTCCACTGCTCTGTCTTCCTTGTCTCAAGGGTGCGAAGAAACAAACCACACTCAGGGCATCTCATCTTTGGACAACTCAAGGTCAATCATCAGGTTTCGGATGGTTGCATGAAGCATACCGATTTCGCGGTTGAGCCTTGAGATGTCATCGTCAGGACAAATGGCTTTTGCTTCGTCGTAGATTTTGTTAAGCAAAGCATCGGCGACCTTGTGCGTTTCGTCTATTCGTTTCTTGTAGTTCATCACAGCACCGCAAAACGGTTTAAGTCAAGTTTTACGGCAGGCTCCATGTCTTGAGCGTCACCCCGGTCTTGTCTGCCCCACCATGCAATGCCGTCATTCTCAAAGGTGGTGGTCCTGAGAAAGCGAACCTCGTCAGGGAAGCCAACCAACAAGATGAAAGGCAGCTTTGCCAAGCGACACATCTGCTCGGCGGCGCACCACTTAGCAAAGCTCATCTTGAACCCGCCATAGGACTGATGGGTTTCAATTTCGTACTTCGTGGTTTTGATTTCCGAGAACCCAACGACCTGATCATTGCGGGTTAGAGCGTAATCAAGGTGATAGCGAATCGGCAGCTTGATCAAGCCGCACCCGGTTCGATGAGCCAACCGATCCGCGATCCTACGTTCAACGCTCAAATGATTTTGCGTTTCGTA